ACAACAGGGTTTTCTGTAGATTCAAACGGACAGAGAACAAACTCAGTTATTGAGACATTCTCAAACTTATCAAAACACCCTAATGCAAAAAATGAATCTGGTTCATCAATCTATTACCCAGATTATGTTTACGCAAACTCAGAGTTCATTTATTGGACTGATCATATTTCTGCAGGTACAAATTGGGGAACTAATTTAACAGGAACAACAGCATTTACAGACGTTATTGTTGTTGTTGTGGATGAACTAACTGGTGGAACAGATGATTATGCTGTGACTGCTGGTGAAACAAAAACTGCATATGAAAAGTTTGAAGATGATGCAACTGAAGATGTAAACTTAATTCTTGGTGGCGAATCATCAATAGTTGCAGATACACAGTCTGCATATGATACACATGCAACAATGATTAATGATATCGTAACAGCAAGAAAAGATTGTTTAGGTTTTGTATCACCTCGTAGAGGTGCTGTTGTAGGAGTCACAGACTCAGCAACACAAACTCAGAGAGTAAGTGAAGATGCGGCAACTGTTCCAAGTTCATCATTCTTAGTTCTTGACAGTGGATACAAATACATGTACGACAAATACAACGATACATTTAGATTTGTACCTCTAAACGGCGATGTTGCTGGAACATGTGCAAGAACAGATGCAGTAGCAGATTCATTCTTCTCACCTGCTGGATATAACAGAGGTAGAATTAGAAATGCAATCAAACTTGCTTACAACCCAAATCAAACACAAAGAGATGAGTTGTACAGAGGAAGAGTCAACCCAGTTATCAATCAACCAGGTCAAGGTGTTGTTCTATTTGGTGATAAAACAGCATTGACAAATCCTTCAGCATTTGATAGAATAAACGTTAGAAGATTGTTTATCTTATTAGAAAAAGCAATCTCAACAGCTGCTAAATTCCAACTCTTTGAGTTCAATGATGAATTCACAAGAGCACAATTTAGAAGTTTGATAGAACCTTTCCTAAGAGACGTACAAGGTAGAAGAGGTATCACAGACTTTAGAGTTATAGCAGATGCAACAAATAACACAGGTGAAGTTATTGATAGAAATGAATTTGTCGCAGACATCTTTGTAAAACCAAATAGATCAATCAACTTTATCCAACTAAACTTTGTGGCGACACGAACAGGTGTAGCGTTCACTGAAGTAGCAGGAGCAGTATAATGGCAAACATAGACGATTTTAAAGCAAATCTCGCTGGTGGTGGTGCTCGTGCTAATCAGTTTAGAGTGACTATCACACCTCCAACAGGTATCGCAATTGGTTTAGATGTTAGAAACGCATCATTCTTATGTAAGGCATCGAACTTACCAGGTCAAACACTTGGAGAGATTCCGGTGCCATTTAGAGGAAGAAATGTATATATCGCAGGTGATAGAGAGTTTGAAACTTGGTCAACCACTTTCATCAACGATACAACTTTCAATGTAAGAAATGCTATTGAAAGGTGGATGAACGGTATCAACGATCTTGCAGAAAACACAGGTGTTACTTCTGCAACTGATTATCAAGCAGACTTATTTGTTGATCAATTAGATAGAGATGATACAGTTCTTAAAACTTATATTTTAAGAGCATGTTTTCCACAGGCAATAGGACAGGTTGATTTATCTTACGATACAACTAATGCATTGGAAGAATTTGAGGTGACTTGGAGATATCAACACTTTGAAACAAGTGGTGTGAACTTCTAATTTACCTACTATAAATAGAAAGTAGGAGCTTAATTATGGCAGAACTATTCGGATTTAAATTCGAAAGAATCAAAGATAGCGGTAGTACAGAGAAATTTACTCAACCCTCAGCTGATGACGGTACAGTTGAAGTCGCAGGTGGGGGTCACTACGCTACTGTCTTAGATCAAGATGGTAGAGATAGAAGCGAGTATGATCTTATCAAGCGTTATCGAGACATATCACAACAACCAGAGTGTGACAGTGCGATTGAAGACATCGTAAATGAAGCAATTGTTTCAAACGAAAGAGATCAATCAGTAAGCATTGTATTAGATCAACTTCCATATAGAAAAAATGTAAAAGATAAAATCAGAGAGTGTTTTGATGAGACACTATCACTTCTAGACTTTGATACAAAAGGTCATGACATTTTTAGAAGATGGTATATCGATGGTAGAATTTATTATCACAAAGTTATTGATACCAAAAATCCAAGAATGGGAATAAAAGAAGTTAGATATATTGATCCAAGAAAAATTAAAAAAGTAAAAGAAGTAACAAAAGTTCCTAAATCATCTGGGCCAGAGTTGATCAAGAAGTCAGTTGATTATTATGTCTATAATGAAAAAGGTCATAATATGAACTCAACACAAGGTGTAAGAATATCACCTGATGCAATTACGTATTGTGTATCTGGTCTTACTGATGCAAATAAAAATATAGTTTTATCTTATTTACATAAAGCAATCAAACCTGTTAATCAGTTAAGAATGATTGAAGACTCTTTAGTCATTTATAGAATATCAAGAGCACCAGAAAGAAGAATCTTTTATATTGATGTTGGTAATTTACCAAAAGTAAAAGCAGAACAATATTTAAAAGATGTGATGCAAAGATATAGAAACAAACTTGTTTATGATGCAAAGACAGGTGAGATTCGTGATGATAGAAATCATATGTCAATGTTAGAAGACTTTTGGTTACCAAGAAGAGAAGGTGGAAGAGGAACAGAAATATCAACACTACCTGGTGGACAAAACTTAGGTGAGATAGATGATATAATTTATTTTCAAAGAAAATTATATCGATCTTTAAATGTTCCAATCTCAAGATTAGAAGCAGAACAAAACTTTTCTCTTGGTAGAACAACTGAGATAACAAGAGATGAATTAAAGTTTTCTAAATTTGTACAAAGAATAAGAAAAAAGTTTACACCATTATTCAATGACATTTTAAAATCACAATTAGTTTTAAAGAACGTCATTAATATTGAAGAATGGAATGACATCAAAGAGCATATACAATATGACTTTATGAAAGACGGACATTTTGCTGAGTTGAAAGATGCAGAGATACTAAGAGAACAGTTGGATCAACTTGGTCAAGTCGAAGGTTACATAGGAACATTCTTTTCAAAATCGTGGGTTCAAAAGAATATTTTAAAAATGACAGACTACGAGATTGAAGAAATGAGAAAACAAATAAACATTGAAGCAGGTAATCCACCAGATGAAGGTGGTGTAAATATTGGCGATAACGATGGTATAACAAATGAACCATTGAAGACGCAACAAGAACCTGAAGAACCACAAGGAGATAATAATGAGCAGTAAAGATGTAGTTGATGCACTTGCAAAAGGAAAAACATTAGACGCTGAAGATGCATTCAAAGATACAATGAAAGATAAAGTTGCAGATGCACTTGAGACAAAAAAAGTAGAAGTTGCACAAAGTTTCGTCAAAAATCACTTACCTGATGAAACACAAAGTGAAACTCAACCAGAAGAAAAGGAAGATGAGTAAGTTCAACGATTTATATACATCGATTTTCGAGAAAGATGAACATAAAAAAACGAAATCTTATCGAAAACTTGCGCCAAAAATGAAGAAAGCAGTAGATGAATTGTTTAAAAAGCTTGATACCAAGGGCTCAAATTTCCTAAATAATTTTGAGAAAACAATAACAGATGTCTCAAAAAGGTATCGTGTACCTGAAAAACAGTTATACGATTATTTCGAGAATGAGGCAATGGATATATTAAAGTAAGGAAAATATGGCAGTAGTAGTACAAACACTAAGAGATTCAGACTTTGAAACAGTAATCAAGGTTACAACAACATCAACAAATTCAGCTGCGAGTATCCTAGATGCTTCTGCCTTAACAGGTGCGTCCACAGATCCTAGATTATCAATAGTGGCATGTAGTTGGTCAGTAGGATCACAAACTGATATTTTATTTGATGCAACATCTGACGTTGTTGCATTATCACTAAATGGTAGTGGAGCGTTTAACGCATCAGCAGTTGGATTTCCAGCAATAGCAAATAATGCTGGTAGTGGTATTAGTGGTGACATACTACTAACAAATGGATCTGCATCAGTAGGATTCATCATATTAAAATTTAGAAAGACTTCGGGGTTTGATAACTTAAGCTAATGAATACAGTAAAACTTATAACAGAGGCGAATGATTTTAGTACATCAAACTATATTATTGAACAAAAAGAAGACGGCAAAAAAGATTACAAAATAAAAGGTATCTTTATGCAATCTAATATAAAGAACAGAAACGGAAGAGTATATCCGAGAGAAGTTCTTATGAAAGAAGTAAAGAACTATGATTCTAAGTTCATACAAAAAAACAGAGCGTTTGGTGAACTTGGACACCCAGATGGTCCAACTGTAAATTTAGACAGAGTATCACATATGATTACAAGTCTAAAACCAGAGGGTGATAATTTTATAGGTGAAGCGAAGATAATGTCAACACCTATGGGTGAGATTGTAAAATCACTCATGGATGAAGGTGCGACATTAGGAGTTTCATCAAGAGGTATGGGGAGTTTAGACCAAAGAGGTGGTGTAAACTATGTGAAAAATGATTTTAAACTTGCAACCGCAGGTGATATCGTGGCAGATCCTTCAGCACCTTCCGCCTTCGTAGAGGGTATCATGGAAGGTAAAGAGTGGGTTTGGGATCACGGTTCACTTGTAGAAGCACAAGTTTACGAAATGAAAGAAAGAATTGAAAAAAGAGTTAGAGCGAGACGAAATAAGGAACAAGCATTAGAGTTTGCGAAGTTTCTTAAAATGCTTTAATTTATAAATAATTATGTATAAATATAAAAAAAGGAGAACATCCCCATGGCTAACGAACTAGACAAAACCATTGAGGAATTAGAAGCGGAAGTTTTGGCTGAACTAGAGGAAGCCGCACATGATGCTCCTAAAAAGAATGCTGCTCCTGCCGAACCTATGGTAGCAGCTCCAAAAGATGGTGCAACAAACGTAGAAAAAGGTGCTAAACCTGCCGAGGTAGGTGCCGCTTCTGTCGCTGCTGGGAAATCTGGTAAAGAGATTACGAATGACCCTGCACAAAAAGGCGAAGTAAAACCTGAACCTGCCCCAAAACTCAAAGAAAAGAAGCACAAAGAAGAAGGTATGCATGACTTAAACAAAGAAGGTATGCATAAAATGGAAAAAGTCCATAAAGAAGGTGCTCACGAAGACGATGAGGATAAGGAAAAACTAAAAGCTGGCGCTCACGATAAAGAAGAGGGCGAAGACGATAGTGGTATGGAAGGTATGCACAAAGAAATGGATCATGGCAAAATGAAAGAAGATATGATGAAGGCTATGAAGTCAATGAAAAAAGACGACATGGTTGAGTTATATGCAACTTACATGAAGAACGCTATGAACATGACTAAAGATGAAATGTATAAAGAAATGATGAATGGCATGGACAAAATGTCAAAAGGCAAAATGGAAAAACTCCATGCTGCTTATCATTCCGAAATGGGTCATGCAAACGATGACGAGAAAGATGCAAAAACAGAAGAAAGACTAGCATCTGTAAACGTTAAAGAACACGTTGACGCATTACTATCATCTGATAGCAATCTTTCAGAAGAATTTAAAGTTAAAGCTGCAACAATTTTTGAAACTGCTGTAAAATCTAAGATCAGAGAAGAGATCAAAAGATTAGAAGAAGAGTATCAGTCAGAATTAAGAACTGAAGTTGCTGATGTACATGAAACACTAACAAACAAAGTTGACAACTACTTAAACTATGTGGTTGAAGAGTGGATGAAAGAAAACGAACTTGCTCTTGAGCGTGGTCTCAAAGGCGAAATCGCTGAAGATTTCATCTCAGGTCTAAAAACATTGTTTGAAGATCATTACATCGATGTGCCTGATGAAAAGTACAATGTA